TACAATCACCCTTGTACTATCTGGGCACGTAGTTCTTTGGATAATTATGAGTGGACGCATTGCTATGGTAACGCTCTCGGAGAAGAATACAGATACAGGTATGGGAAACAGCACAAATCCGTCACAGTCATCAACCAACTCCCCGATATTAAGCGGATGGAGAGACATGGATTTACCACTTTCGGATTGGCAATGCCGGACGTGCTCAAAGATTATGATAACCCTATACAGTCTTACCGTGACTATTATCATCTTGACAAAGGCACTTTTGCTAGCTGGACAGGCCGAGAGCGTCCCCCTTGGTGGGATGACGACCTCGCAGACTACGAAACGAGGATTACAGCGAAATGAAAACAATAGGATTTTGGATTTACGATACCTATAATTTCTTTTTCAGTCTCAAAGCAAATCCTTTACGATTTATACCGAATGCGTTTACACAGTATATACTGATGTTTTATCTGTCGGTCATGTGGACTGTTGTGTTCACGCTTTGGACTGGGTATAGTATTTACTTTGGTATTGGAAGTGTCGGTGGACACTTATTAGTAATTAGTGCATTTTTTATTACTGCTCTTACGTTCCAAGATGCAGAAAAGAATGGACACCTTTGGGTACAGCGAACTAAGCCTACCCCAGTAGAAAATAGGAGATGTGTGTGGGACCTGGAGAACGAGGGATGAGTACATATGAGATTGTAGAAGTATTCTATGCTGAAAATGAAAAACAGTATAGAGTGGTAGAAAAGAAACCGGATGGAAAAATTCAAGACGTAGCGCGACTTACTAGCAGAGAGAAAGCTCAATACTATGTAGACGCGCGTACACAACAGGAAGCACCGGAGCATAATCAATGGTAGGCAAGTTTAAAAGTAAACTATTTAACGTATATCATCCTCCTCACTATAAAGCACACCCAAGCGGTGTAGAATGTATTCAAATTACAGAGCACATGAGTTTCTGTCTTGGAAATGCTATAAAGTATATCTGGAGAGCAGGAATAAAAACTCATGATCCTGTACATGATTTAAGTAAAGCAGTATGGTATCTAAATAGGGAGATAGCAAAAATTGAGAAGAATCAAGAAGAAAGAGTCAGAGAACTTGTCCGATACGAATATACGGAAAGTGATAAATCTTCTGAGTGGCAACAGCCCTATAACAAAGAAGGAAGCCTGTGGTATCCTGAATATAGCGTACAATACAACCAGGCTTCAGAGAATAATTGATGAATTTGAAGAAACGCAAGCGTATAGAGAAAAAAGGAAATCACAAAACAAAGGCAAAGCAGCAACCAAAGACGAAGTGGCAGACGCGGTTACTCGATTCTTATCCGGCGATGCCATCTCAGAAATCGCAGCGGGGTTGTTCAGATCTTCAGGGTTTGTCAAAGCCATTATCGAACGTACAGGAGTCCCCCAAAAAGGAGAAGGGGCCTATGACTACTTGCCGGACGAGTGCGTTGCAGAAGATTTTGCTAATGGAGAGATAGTATGGTCGGCTAAGTATCACGGCCCTGCTATAATTAAACAAGAATTGTCAATAGATTATCAGGCGGAGAAACCTGGGATCAAAGACGTAAATTACGAAAAGAAGTATGGCTGTAAGGCTTTCAATATCTGGGTGATTGAAAAAATTGATGATGATTACAGTGATAGATGGACTGCTGCTACTGGCGGCGGTTTTACCGCTACAGCTCTCGCATATGATTTGGGAAAGCTGACACACCTTCAAGAATACGGTGTAGATTTATCACGTATCTAAAAAAACTTCTTGACTTTCACTTCATATACAGGTATAATATCTGTATAAATTGATAGGAGACTTACAAATGGAATTTTTAGCAGGATGGTTCCTGTTTCTTACTCTATCATTTGTTTCATTCTTATGGATTGAGCAAATCAAGAGTGGGCGATAGATTTTATCAACAACAATTAGCGGCCACGGGAAACTGTCCCGGGGCTACCATTTCACAACGTAGAAGGAAACGAAGAATGGCATGGGATGACGAAAAGAAAGCAGCAGTAATCGAGCAATACGAAGCTGCTAATCCAACTCCAGAGAACAGCATGGAGATCGTCGCGGAGCTTGCAGAAGAATTTGAAGAGTCACCAAACGGTGTTCGTATGATTCTTACTAAGGCAGGCGTTTATGTAAAGAAAGCCCCCGCTTCTGGTGGAGCGAAAGGCACAACCTCGAATGGTGGTAGTGGCGGGCGTGTATCAAAAGCTGCCGCCATTGAAAGTTTGTCTGCTGCAATCTCTGATGCAGGTCAAGAAGTTGACCAAGAGATTCTGGACAAGCTGACTGGCAAAGCTGCTGTATACTTTACAGGTGTTATTTCAGCAATCAATTCATAAAGTTTTGGGGCTTGGCTCTGTGGTAACATGGAGCCTCAAACGGATGCTTGGAACATGCAATCCCTGTTATCCGGCCCCTTCCTCCTAAGCAAGTCGAGGACAGCAGAAGATTCTGCCAACCCGCTTCTTAGGAGCACTTGTGAAAAAAGAAGAACTAGCACGACTCGTTAATGAGTATGGCGATGCTGTAATAAGCTATAGAAGCGAGAATAGTGGTAAACTTAAATATAATGTTTGCACGCTAGACTTTTCTACACCTTATATCCAAAATAAAAGAAATCGGGCAAAAGAGTCTGACAGTACTCTTTTGCTTTTTTGTTGGGATACAGATTCATATAGACTGTTAAAGCCTACAAATGTAACTAGTGTAGTTCCTTTGGCTTCCATTTTGAAGAATGGAGACTGATATGGAATTACATAACTCACCCGAGCTTTACGAAAGAGTCATACATTATGATGAAGAAAAGCAGTTTCAGATAAGATTAACTCTTAGTACCTTTCGTGATATTGAGTATCTACACATAAGAAAGTACTATATGAATTATGAGGAAGAGTGGCTTCCTACCCCGGATGGTATTGCATTTCCTGTAGATTTAAATAATACTCGAGAGTTGTTCTCGGGATTAGTAGAGATACTAAGTTTAGCAGAAGGCAGAGAAATCATTGAAGAACATTTTTCTGATCTTATCCAGGACGTTTATATAAAATAATTCTTGACTTTTCTTTCTTCTTTCTGTATAATATATGGTCTGAGTGGGAGAAACTATGAAAGATTTTTTTGAAAAATGCGAAGCCGCGTACTTCTCGGGCTACCCGATAATCTCGGACGAAGAGTATGACGCGCTTGTAAAAAAGTGGAATCATCAATCTGTAGGCCATACGGTTACAGATGGTGTTCCGCATTTGTACAAGATGTATTCTCTACAAAAATATTTCGATCTTGCTGAAGCCCCCGATACTTCAGAGTATGTTTGTACTCCGAAGCTGGATGGGGCTGCTGTGTCTTTACTCTATGTAAACGGACACTTTGCACTCGGATTGACACGAGGCGACGGTAACTTAGGCCGAGATGTTACCGCGAAACTAGAAGAGCTGGTTCCTGCCACACTTCCTATGAACGGTAGTGTGCAAATCACTGGCGAAGTAGTTTTGCCCTCGTTTGTCCCCAACGCCCGCAATGCTGCAGCGGGGTTGTTGAACGTCAAAGACATTAAAGAGTTTCGAGAGCGATCTCAAGACTTGCTCTTTGTCGCTTACGACATACAGTTTGAAAATGACTACACAGACTACAAAGCAGTAATGTATGCGTTGGCCCATGAAGGTTTCAATGTCGTGACAGACTTCGACGCTACTGATTATCCTACAGATGGTTTAGTATACCGCCTGCGCGATCAGAAAGCCTTCAAAAAAATGGGATATACAGCCCACCACCCTCGTGGCGCTTTTGCTCTCAAAGAGCAGAAAGAGGGGGTGACTACAGAATTACTCGATGTTGTGTGGCAAGTAGGTAAGTCGGGCGTAGTCAGCCCTGTTGCCCTACTTGATCCAGTCGAAGTAGAAGGTGCTCTCGTGGGCAGGGCAACTCTACACAATATCGAGTACATTCGCTCTTTGGACCTGGAAATCGGTTGCAAAGTAGAGGTAATACGTAGTGGTGATATTATTCCGCGAATCGTTCGCAGAGTAGACCTTCAGAAAAATAGTTCTTGACTTTTACCTCAAATTTTCATATAATATATTCTACATTTTCGGAGAAGTCTAAATGCTAAGAAAGATCCTACCGCCAACGGAATGTCCGTCTTGTGGTGGCGAGCTCACTTCGGTCAATGATTTGTACTATTGCTACGGCAGTAACTGTCCAGCACAGAAACAAAGGAAGATCGAGCATTTTGCAAAAACTCTGAAGATTAAAGGGCTTGGCCCTGCAACAATAGAGAAGCTAGAGATAGAGGACTTCGATCAAGTTTATCTCTATGATGAGATTTTACTGTGTGAGAAACTGGGCGAAAAGCTCGGTACAAAGCTACACGCAGAAATTCAAAACTCTACTTCAGCTCCTCTTGATTTAGTATTACCTGCTTTTGGTATTCCACTGATCGGAAAAACGGCAACGAAGAAGCTGTCTGAGACTGTGCGATCTATTACTGAAATAACACCAGACACTTGTGAGCGTGCCGGATTAGGCCCAAAAGCAACCGAGAATCTATGCAACTGGTTAGATGAAGAATTCTATTGTTTTTATGATGGCTGTCTTCCATTTGACATGAAGTTTACACCCCCAGGTGTATTACCTGCAGAAATGAATAGGGGTGTTGTCTGCATAACCGGAAAGCTTAAGAGTTTTAAGACTAAGGCTCAAGCAGGCACAGTACTCGCTAGTCTTGGCTATGTAGTAAAGTCAAGACTAACAAAAGATGTAACGATTCTCGTAAATGAAAGCGGTATTGAATCGGCAAAAACTAAACAGGCCAGAGAATCTGGCATTGAAATAATCACGGATTTACAATCCTATTTGGAGAAAAAATATGGCACTTCCCAAGTGGACGGATGAGCGCACAGCCGCTCTGACAAACTTTGTCGGAGGCGAAAGCCCCGTATCTCAAGCTACTGTTGCAGAAGCAGCAGACCAGCTTGAAACCTCTACTCGTTCTATCTCTAGCAAGCTGCGAAAGATGGGTTTCGAAGTAGAACTCGCATCAGCTTCTGCTGGTAAGTCTTTTACCGAGCAGCAAGAAGCTATTTTGCGTGCCTTCGTTACTGACAATTCTGGTCAGTACACCTATGCTCAAATCGCTGAGCATTATCAAGATGGCGCTTTCTCGCCCAAGTCTATTCAGGGTAAAATCCTGAGTATGGAGTTGACTGAGCACGTTGCTCCGGCTCCTAAGGTAGAGAGCGTTCGCACCTACTCAACTGATGAAGAAGCCACCTTTGTCCGTATGGTCAATGAGGGTTCCTTTGTAGAGGACATTGCCGAGGCTCTCGGTAGGACTGTCAACAGCATTCGTGGCAAGGCTTTGAGCCTGCTTCGTTCTGGTGATATCCAGGCTATTCCTCGCCAAGCCAATACGAAGGGTTCTTCTAATGCAGATCCTCTTGCTGACGTTGACGTTGCATCTATGACTGTAGAAGCAATTGCTGAAACGATTGGCAAGACCGCTCGTGGCGTTAAGACTATGCTTACTCGTCGCGGTCTGACTGCAGCTGACTACGATGGCGCTGCCAAAGCCGCCAAAGCTGCTCAGTAATATTTTTTTGATGTAGGACGGCTGGCTTCTATTTGAGGCCAGCCTTTTTCTGTTCGGGGGAACGGTTGAATATTTCCAGTGCTTTAATAAAGCAGTGTATTTCACTGTCTGATTTTGAAACGTGGAGTCAAATACGAAAAGAGTATTTGCCCGCGGAGTATCATACGTTGTATGATCACATCCAAAAAGAGTACGAAACTCAACTAGAGTTCCCCACATTTGAAGCTCTTGAATACGGTATACGACATGCTCCTACTAAAGAAAAAGTAGCAGCAATACAAAGCCTGGAGGTAGATTTAAGACCAGAGCTGCTTCTAGAGTATTTAAAAAACGAATACACACAAAAAGAGCTTTTTGATTCAATCGACAACTATCTTGAAGAAACTATTTTATTTTCGAGCGCTCAAGAGTCTATAGACGGACTTCAGCAGATAGTTCTAGATGTTACCGATAAAGTAGACCTAGAACAGCCTCAAGACAGTATGCAAAAGATTAGTTTAGTTCCTCCGCCTGAGGAGCTAAAAAGACAGCTTGGCTTGGGGCTCAACTCAGACTATGATAGTTCTTTTACTTTCAGTCCAAAAGATCTAATACTTATTGGAGGAAAGAGAGGAGATGGCAAGTCGATTGCGTGTGCAAACATAGCAGACAACATTTATCAGTCTGGACGTTCTGCAATCTACTTTACTATTGAAATGGATAAGTTAGCAATACTGCAAAGATGTTGTGCTATTGCTACAGGTATTCCAGTTCGACGACTACAAAAGCTAGAGCTTGGAAATGTAGAGTGGGAAAAAGTTGCAAAGTGGCAGGCAGATAGATTTGATGGTGGAGAAGAAAGATACGTTGAGTATCTTGAACACAGAAATTATGAGCAGTTTCATAAAAAACTGACTGATAATCATGAGCTTCTTGTTGATAAACAACTGCACATTCACTATGATGCGGGTCTAACACTATCTAAGATTAGAGCAGAGCTAGATAAAGTTTTGCCGAATATTAACACTGGTGTAATTATTGTAGATTATATAAACCAAGTGAGAAGATCACACTACCCTAATAGAAATGGGCAGTATGATTGGACAGAGCAAATTGAGGTAAGTAAGGCTTTAAAAACGATGGCTCAAGAGTATGGATGCACGGTGGTGTCCCCATACCAGATAGATGCAACCGGCGAAGCTCGTTTCGCTAAAGGCATACTTGATGCTGCTGATGCCGCTTACACAATAGATAATCATAAGAAGCAGGGCGAATGTATTTCGTTTAACTGTACGAAAATGAGATCGGCTTCCCAAGAGGGCTTCACCTCTACGATGGACTGGGACAGTCTTAAGATTGGGCCCGGGTCTGCTTTAACCCCCGAAGAAGCAGAACAGGAACCAGAAGAAGACACCACGCTTTCATCGAAGATCATCTAAAAATATTTCTTGACACTCCCGTTGATTTGTAGTATAATATATACTCAATTCACGGGAGTTTTTTATTTATGGGAATGTTCTATGGATCGCTACGCCATGATGTCACAGGAAGAAAGAAGCGTAATTATGCGCGAAAAACTAAGATTAGCCCGAGAGGGAGTGTTCATGTCCCTCAACGAAATAATTTCCGCAGGAGTGTGCCTGACTACCCCTCATGTCCCGATACAGCTGGAATTGCCGCTCGGGTGGAAAGCCCACGTTATACGGGAACCCTCGTCAGAGGTATCAGTACAATGCACAAATCCAATGCGGTACCAGTTATCAACGAAGAAGAAATGAAAGATATTGCAAGAATGAGAAGATAGTGCTAAAATACGTACTATGGCACTTATTTGGCTGGGAGAAATCTGATATGC